TGTTGTAGGAGACAAGCATATCTACTTTCCCTGTTGCACTTGAATTATTGTTTGGATCATTAACAAACCAATACATTGTTTCGTTTTGACCATCTTCAAAAGCTCCAATACATCTCGCTTGAGCACTTAAAGAAACGCCTTTAAATTGCAAGGAAACTAACTCCTCATTACCTTTCGAGTTTTCTACAGCACCAATCTCAGTTCCTTCAGTAGATCCCAACCTTACATTAAGAGCATCTACATATTCACCCTGAGGAACAAGACGTTCATCAACGCCCTTGTTCATTCGTCCCTTTATGAAATTTTTGGAAATCTTAGGCATATTACTTTATCCATTTAGCACGCCCTCTTAGATTCATTAATAATCTTCCTGGGTGTATATTACTTAATCTTAATTTTGCGTTTCTTAGAAGCGCTGCTTTTTCTTTTCTAACCCTGTTTATGATATATTCTTGAACACCTACTTTGCTATTTAGAATAACATACTTCATATATGCATATATAAATTCTTCAAAAAGTTTATTTACACTTACATTTGAGTCATCTCCCTTTTCCATTCCATCAGAAACATATTCTAACACACAAAGTTCATTAGCCATGTCAGAACTAAAATTAATTACACCTGCTTGTTTATTTAATTTAAACGTAGGATTTTGATTTGCCGTTTCAGTATTTAAACCATATCTAGCTCCTATGGGGTATTCGAAATACCATAGTCCATTATAAAAATATCCTTCTTGCCCATGATATTGACTCATTTCATTAAGATAAATAGTTTTCTTTTGCTTTAATATTCTTTGCATATCAATTGTAGATGTAGATGGTTTTAATATTTGTCCATCGTGATCAAATAATATTCTACAATTATTATCTTGCAAATAAGCATCTGCCCAGTTTGTTTGAATGTTTTCACTTAAAGGCAATAACAATCCGTCTTTATATAATGATATTCTAACCCAATTTACATAGTCTGCAGGCAATACATATCTAAGGGTGTCACAAACTTGTAGCTCAAGAATTTTAATTTCTTTTAAAGAATCGTAATTTAATTCTTGAATAGCTCTTTTTGCGTGAAACCTGATATTGTATTTTTCTACATTATTTATTAGCTTATCATTACCAACATACATTAGAATAAAATTTGTTACAATTTCATCCAATGAAACATATTGATACGATCCCCAGTTTTCATTTTCTGGAGCGTTGCCGCTATTTTCGTAATACTGATAGTCTGTTAAAAATGCCATAATTATTGTCCTTCTTGTTTATTAGCTTCAGTTTCTTCTGCCTTCCCAAATGCTGCAACTGTATTGTCTCTTATAGATACACCAGCGTACTGAAGTATTTTGTTTATTAAGTTAGGCGCATCTGATTCTGGTAATTCAAAATCCTGATAATCTGCCGCACTTTCATCAAATGAAGGCTCTTGATTTATTCCAACTTGAACATATGTCCAGTTAGGTACTCTAGGATACCTTATATATTGAGTAATAACCATTCCTTGTGTTCCTATGCTATCAGGATACACAGTAACTGTATTGCCAAAAGTGTTTGATGATCCAGCTGTTCCGTCAGCACCTCCCAATACATATGCAGGATACATTGCTGTAGGATAAGTCAAAGGACTGCTGTTTAAATAAAATATTTTATTTTGAGAAACTCTTTCTATTTCTCTTATTGTTGATGGGTTAGTAGATACTATTGTATAATCAATCCCTAATAAATTAAAAAGGTCATTACTTAGATTGAGCTCTGTTTCTGAAACAACTGCTGTCACAAAAGCACTCAAACCCGTTTCGTCATTACTTACTAAATTTCCAACTTGTACATTATCAGTTATAAAAGTTGCAGTATTGTCTTCTAATAAATTAGTTCCAAAATTTGTTGTACTACCTGTAGTAATTACAGTATTGTAATAATTAATCTTATTAATTAAATAGTAATTTTCTGGTAAATCATACAAAGAAGAACCTCTATACAACAAAGCTCTTGTCGCTGAAAAACTATCTAAAACTTCCTCTAGACTTTTTACAATATCAGCATACCCTGTACCAGATTGTCTAACATTCTGCTTTACATTCCACGCATTGTATTGATAAAAATAATCTTCAAATATATCTAACTGAGCTTGTCTTGCGTATAAGTTAAAATCATTTGGAGTTATGTATCCAAAATTATTTTTATTGGCAATAGAAAGCACAGTATTTCTTACTTCATTTATCATGGTAAATTTAGTTTGTACAAAGATAAGAAAAAAAAAGAGGCCTCTTTTTTTGAGGCCTCCTGGACTAATCTAGTTTTGATTCCAATATTCGCAGAACCTCTAACCCTTCATCGCTTTGTAAAAACGATGCGAGAATAAATAAAGGATCTTCACCATACGGAACAGTTAATAGTTTGTTTTTATTTCCTTTTAAGTTATAGTAGACATCTTTTTTGTTTTTCAAAACAAGTAATCCTTCACTAAAGAATTTTGAACACTTGTTCTGTAATGATAGTAATGGATCATTTATGGATTCCATAAATTCATTTGGATATCTTTTAGCAAATAACCTTACATCTCTTTTTAATTCTGCAGAAGTCATTTTTTCAATATTCAATCCTATTACAACTCTTGCAATAGTTTCTAGCATTTCAACGTCTAGATCTTTTGCTAATACTTGAGCATCTAAAGCTAAATCTAATTGATCTACTTCAATTGAAGCATCTTGTTCTTTATCTACCTCCACAAACTCTTTTCCGTTTGCTGGGTGATAAGATAAAAACTCTTGTAATATTTGATTTTGTTTTGGAACTCTTAAGAATCCATCTTCAAAAACAATTGGTTCTAACAAAACATTTCCATCTTGCTCATCCTCAAAAATACTTTTTTGATTTTTAGCATAACGAAGAGATCTGTTAATTCCTGTTTTATCGTCAAAATATAATAATGATTTTCTCTTTGTATTTCGAGAAGGTATTGTGTAGCTCAATGGAGCTTTGTCTTTGGTAAGTCTGTAGGTTTTATCTACAAATACGTTTTTATTTTTTTTCATTTTATTTAATTTAAATTTTACTAAAAGTAATAATTACCCTCGTCAATTCAACGAGGGCAACTATCACATAATTATAATCTATATCTTAGTTAGTAAAGATAAAGAAGTTGTTTGCTCCTAGAGTACATAATGCTCTTTCAGATAAGAAGTTAACTTCCATCGCATCTAATGACGATGTAGCTGCTCCACCTGCAGAACCTGTAATCCAAGTTTTGTAGCGTCTGTCTTCAGTTTCTGAAGCTCTATATCTAACGTGTAAGAAAGGTCTCTTAGCGTTTTTACCTAATACTTGATCGTATACAGTTGTTGAACCTGCAGGTACTAATATACCATTAATTGCTCCACCAACGATATCTCCTCTCATAGTAGGATCGTTAAGATATTTCCAGTCAGTTTTATAGAAGTCATATCCTCTTCTGAATCCTGAGAAACCTAAATTTAACGCCATTTCCTCGTCATTGTCAAAAAGACCATATGATGTTCCAGCTGGATTACCATATGAGTTTTGAGCTGCTAACATATCATCAATGTCAAATCCAAATTCTCTGTTTACGAAAAGTACATTTTCTTCGATAGAACCTTGCTTGTCTAATCTCTGAATAATAGCATCAAAGTCAGCTAAAGTAGTAGGGTTACCACCACTCCAAACATTTCCTCTTTCTTCTACTACATAGAATAAACCTTCAGATCCTTTGTTACCAACACCACTAGCAATTCCTTCTGCTATTGCTGCTGCTCCTGATCCTGCTACTGCAGGTACTGCTTCAACCATTGCTGTTTCAAGATAGTCTTCAAATCTCAATCTTGTTTCGTGCTCTGATTTTAAGTACCATAAAAAGCCTGTAGCTCCGTTTTCAGTTGTAACTTCGATCCATCCAATCTGAGCCATATCAGAACCTGATACTGCGTAACGGTCTTTAATGATGATTGGTGAATTTTCAAAAATGAAGTCATCAGCTTCTAGCTGACCTGACATTCCGATAGCTCCTTTTTGGAACTCTGAACCATAAATAAATAATGAACATTGTACTGCCGCTGCCATTGACTGACCTGCTGCTTCGTAATATGCTACATCAACAGTTCCTAAAGCTGTATCAACTGCTGTAACGATTGCTTTGTTACTGTTTGTTGATCCAATAGAACTATCTGATAACATGATTGTTTGTCCTACTCTAATAGCGATTCCACCTGTACCAGGTACAAGTACGTCATTAATAGTTAAAGTAGCTACTGCTGATCCAGCTGCTGCTCCAGACACTACGTCCACATATTTAGTATGTAATCTTCCTTGCTCTGCCCATTTGATAAGGTCAGAGTTAGAAGGCATTTCAGCGCCTACCATTCTTAAGAATGATGCTACTGTACGATTACCATATCTTTCAAATTCTTTTTCATAAGTATCTGGTAAATACTGATTTAAGAAATCGAAATTGGTAATGTAGTTTGTTTGTAATAAAACCTGTTCCGAACTTGGTTGCAAGTCAAACCCAGGTACTGCATCTACTGCCATAATTTCTAAGTTTTAAATTTTTACTATTTCTTTTTACTTCTAATTCTCAATCCTCTCCCGCTTGTATCAGAAACTGGTCTAGCCTTAAAACCTGTGTCGCCTATTGATTGAGGCGTTTGCCTTACATTCATGTTGATGTTTTTACTTTTCTTCGAAACATCTCCTATTGCATCTGCCTTTCCTTGCTCATAAAAATACTGAGCAAATTTCTCAGGATTCATAGCTGCACTCATTGCCCTATGCCATCCCTTAGCGTCACCAATCAAACCGTCATCATTTAAATACTTTTTTACAAAATTATCTAAATTTACTTGTTTGGCTTTCATTTCTGCAGCATCTCCATATGCGTATGATATTTTTTTATCTCCTACATTGAACTCAAAACCTTTGAACTCGGAATCAAAAACTTTATCAGTTTGCTTCAAAAAGTATTCGCTCTTTTTTCGAGCTGCTTCTTGGGCGCTTGCGGATTGTTTGAGAGCTTCCTTATATGCCTGTAATTCTTGAAGATCTTTTTCTGGAATCGAGCTCCCACTTGACTCAAGAGGAACTTTATAAGATTCACTAAATTCTTTAAGATATTTTCTAGCTTTAGAAATTTCTCTTTTCTTTGATATATTCTTTTTCTTTATATCTCTTTCATCATCTTCCTCTTCATCATATCCGAACTTATCGTCCATTAAGTATTGAATGTCTTCAGAATCAAGATCTTCTTCAGTCAAAGAATAATATTCTTTCAGGACTTGGTCATCTGAAAACTCTGTATAATCTGTATTAGCTTTTACAAAGTCTTGAAAACCTCTTCCTGTATTTTTTTTAAAATCCAAATATTTAGACACATCTTCAGGTAGAGGATCATTTTTCTCTTGTTGAGCAAACAAATCATCCACTGATGATATATCTTTATTATATCTATTTTTAATATATGAAAGAACGTCTTCGTCTTTTATAGTTGGACTATCAACTTCCGACTTATCATCGGAACTTTGTTCTACAGTTTGCTTTTCAGCAGGTTCCGTAGCAGTTGTTTCTGGTGCTTTAACAGCAGCAGAATTTTCTTCTTCGTGTTTTTTAAGTAGTTTTTCTTCTACTTCCTGTACAGATTTTTCCTCCACAGGAGTTACTTCTTTAATTTTTAATTCCATTTTATTTTATTTTATGCAAAGTTAATATATAATTTATAACAAAATTTAAGCTTATCTAGGCTCAAATTCTGCTAAGTCAAATCCGTCCAAACTATCTTCATTGGACTCAAACGTCACTGGAGGCAAGTTATTTTTACGTTGCTCAATAAGTTTTGATTGTTCCGTATTAGCCTGTGATATACGACTTGCCTTAGCTTCTTCTCTTTTTTCTTCTCGCTTCAATAAACCTTCCTGTTGAACTCCTTGAAGTTGCATTTGAAGATTAAACTCTAACTTCATAAGTTCAGATTTAATTGCTGCCTCACCTTTCATTTTTTCTATAGCATACTGAGCTTTTCCTTGTTCAATTTGCATTGCAGCTTGAGTTTCCATTTGAAGTTTTTGCATTGCAGTCTGAGCAGCCATTTGTTGAGATTGCATATTAATTTGTGATTGTTGTTGTGCAGCTGCTGCTTTAGCTTGTTGATCTTGATCAGACTTAGCTTTTCTTCTAACCTTCAACATTTGATTAGCTAGCTTTAAATTTCTAATCTCTCTTATATCAATAGCATCTTCTAAATTAATATCATTTTTAGATAGTGCCATTTGAATATTCTGTTCTAATAGTTTTTCTTGTTCTTCATCTGGAGTAACTTCGATAAATATTCCAAAGTCACTTAAATACAATTGAGATATTTCTTCTAAAATACCTACATTAAATTTTCCAACTTGATTTACAAATTCTTCTCTAAAGTCAGAGTACTCTATTAAGTCAGCAATCCTACTTGATAAAGCCGTACATAATCTTTCTGTCAAAGATATTCCTGCATCTAATATGTGTCTTGTCGCTGTATTACTACTCAAGGCTGCTAATTTTTGCAACCCAACCAAAGCATAAGTGTCAGGTCTTGTTCCATCTCTAGCTTCATTTAAGCCAGTTACGTCACGCAACATAGACATATAGTGATTATATGTTCCTACTAAACTTTGAATTTTACCTTGTCCTGAACTAGCATTTAATTGCTGAATAGGAACTCTTGACTGATTAAAATCTCCATCTTGAGTATAGCTTCTACCTATAACACTACCAGTTTGAAAAAACATTCTTAGTGCATCTTCTGGATTATAAGTTTGCCCAGTACCTAAATCTACTTCTGATAAGCCATCTGCATCAATAAAAATTCCATCAGGAACAACTCTATTAATTACTTGTTGTAATTTTAAATGAGTCATTTGAATTAAGTCAGCAAACGTAATCATTCTCCTTACTAAAGACTCTAAAACACCTTTATACATTCTAGGCGCAGAAGCAATAAATTCAGGATAAACTTCTTGAGATGCAGAAGCTGGTCGAGCCATGTTTTCTGCCATTTCCCATTTCAATAAAATGTTAGTACCCATAACCATCACACCTTCATACCATACATCAATAGTTTTGGAAACTTTTTTAAATTTTCCTTCCTCTTGCATTTCCTCAGAAGGATTAAATGTATCATCTTTTTCAATTACTTTTTCTGCTCCTACAGCGTTTACTTTTTTCTTGTAAGTAAATGTGTGTGTGGTTTTATAATTAAAGAACAAACAAGTAGCACTATCTTTGCTAAACATGCTGTTATTATAATATTGTGCAGTGTTATTGTAATCATACCAGCTTTGACTGTATTTAGATATTTCATCCATATCTGCATTTGTCAAAGAAGGATCTATTTTTTTAAGCTCTATTATTGGAAGGGTTTTGATTTCACCCCAATAAAAACAATCTTTAAATGTAGGATCTTCAGTATAGCTATAAACTACATTTGCAGGATCTACATATTCAATTGATATTCCAGAGCCTAATTTAAATGAATGTTTACAGACAGAAATACCTAACACCATTTGGTCGTAGTATAATTGTTTTTGTATTTCTTTATATCTGTTTTCTGCCAATACAGTATTAATAGCTTCTTCTTCGGCTATCTCTATTGCAGGCTTGTATTTAATTTGCATGTGTAAAGCAAGTTCCTCATCACTTTCAGGAACTTCTTCCTCACTCATTCTAAATGTATTTACTCCAAAATCACGCTGAACTTGTTTCATAATTGGCTTTGCCAACATATCTTTTTCCAGCTCTTCCTGATACTTACTTCTTTTATCTAAAGACATTCCGTCTTGAGCGTATGCTTTTACTTTGAATAACCTATCAGCCATTCCATTTACAACTATGTCTACAAATTTTGGAATTATTGGAACGGGAGTCCAATCTAAATTTAAATAGCTTAGATCTCCATCTATCGCTAGTTCATTTTTATATTTGTGCATTGACTGCTCTCCTCGAGCATAAAGCCTAAGTCTGTGAAAGTCTGCCCATTGATTATAAAACCGACTTTGACCTCCGTCCTTTCTAAACCATTCATATTGTATCGCTTGTCCTATTTGTAGCCCAAATTGTAAGCTATCTTTTACACTGTCTGACACAAATTGACTTGGGAAACCCTGGGGGTTAATTGATATCTTTACGTCCTTCATTTACTTTAAAATTTGGCTAAAACTTCCCGAGTTGTCATATCTTGCAAAGTTAAGTTTTATTTTTGATTTATTTTTAACGGGCTGATACAAGCTTCTTTGATTAGCCATTACTGCCAAACCAGAGCTAATAGATGCATCAAACTTCGTTCTATTGTTGATATTGAATCTTGCCCAGTCACTTAAGGTTCTAGTAAAATACATCGTACCCATAGTGTCTGAATCTCTAAATGTTCCTAAAAAATCTAACCCTACATGTTTTTCTATGTAAGATTCTATTGCGGCTGCGTGTGCTTGTTTTACATCTTCACTAGAGTTAGGTATTCCACCTAATTCTTTTTCAGACCTTGATAGTTTGTTATAAATTTTATCTGGTCTATTCATTGAGTATCCCCTGTATCCTCTATTTTTAAAATGATACAATAATCTAGGTTTGTTGTTTTCAATAAGTATTGGCATACCATAAAACACACAAGCCATTAATACATCTTCAAAAAATATTTCAGCTGTTTGTGGTCTAGCTATGTATTCTAAAAAAAACTCATTTGTAGGTCCTTCATCCATATGAAATTTAGTCATTCCATGTAAAGCTCCATTAGATCCACCACCACCAACTGTTCCTGATATATCATAACTATCACAGCCAAATGAACCCATATGATCATTACCTGGATAAGCCTTGCCTTGTTTGAATACTTTTTTATTTTGTAGATGTTTGTTTGGAGTCCAAGTAACATAAAATCTACCCCTGTCGTTAGGGCTAAATATTACTTGACTATCTTTAATTCCATCCTTCCAAGAAAAAGATCCTCTTGTTATAAACTTATCTTTAATGAGAGATTCATTATAATCTATCTGCTGATATATTTTTTGTAAGTTAAATAATGATTGTTTACTTTCATCCCTAAATGCATGATTTTCAGATCTTGGGAATTGACGATAAAATTCATTAAGTGCGTCAGGATCATTTTTTAAAGACTCCACTTCGTTTTCCCAATAATCTACAGCGCCTTGTGTAATGTAATCGCCATAAACATCTATTGTCTTTTCTTTAGGATTATGAAAAACTGGAGCTCCATATATGTCTATAAATCCTTCCATATTCCATTCCATAGGAATAAAAAGTGAATATAACCCACTTTTAGTTTGACCATTCGCATTTCTATTACTTATATCTGAATCGTAAAATAATTTTTTAAAACTATCACCTCCCTTTTCTAATGAGTTTGATGTACTACCCATCATACATTTACCAATTACTTTACTACCTAACCTTAAACAAGTTTTAGTTACTCTCCAGTTATTTAAAATGTTATTAGGTCTTTCCCATTTACCAGACTCATCATGTACTAATAATTTTAATTTTTCTCCATCATAGCTATTATCACCAGTATTTTTCCAATCAATAGTTGTATCTAATCCCTCCACTAAATCAACTTCCTCAGTATACATATTCTTTTTTGTAATCTTTGAAGCTGGAACTCTATAAGCTAATTCTGTTTTTGGCTTATCCATACCGTCTTGAACTGGCTTAAAAAAGAATGGGTAGTTATTTGAAATAGGAACTACTTTGTCAGTAAACATTTTTTTTGCATCAGATCCTGTTTTAGATAAAATTCCTATTCTAGCATCTTTTGATATTGTTCCTATATTAGCACACTCTTCACTTCCCATATAAGAAAAACCTGAACGTCTAATTTTTAAATAACATATTCCAAATGATCTACTGTCTGCTTTGCATGCTTCCCAGTATAAATAAAAAATCCTATTAGCTTCTCGATAGTTAGGAAACCCAACATCAATCTTTGTCCATTGAAGATACATATAATGCGATCCTGTAATGTAAGTTTTTACTCCATTTGAATAGAACCAAAAACCTTCTTCTCTTCTGTCAAATTCAGTTTCAATATAATC